TCATCACCGTCTTGGCCATTAGTGCCGTTCGTACCGTTATCTCCCGTTAGGCCCTGCTCTCCTTGTGGGCCTGTTGCCCCGTCATCACCATCAGCACCATCAGAACCATCAGCACCATCAGCACCATCAGCACCACCAGCTATATAGAATGTAAGTGTGGATGTAGGCTCGTCAAACTCAACATAAGGAGTTTCTCCTGTAGAAAGGGCAACATATACAACACTTAGCTCAATAATTGAATCCGCTGCTGCTTCTGCTGCTACCTCAGAGGCTGAAGCTGCTACCTCAGAGGCTAAAGCTGCTGCCTCACTTAAGGCCGCTGCGTCTGCGTTTTCCTTTGCGGTAGGGGCATAGTCTACGGCTGTGTTATTTGAATAGAAACCAATATCTTTAGGCATTAATAGACCCCTGAAGTTGTGGTGACACCTATACCAGAGCCGCTATGTTCTGCCTTGTCTGCCATTGTTTGTATGTTGCGTATGGACTCTTTAAAAGCCGTCTGCCAAATACCGACACGCTCATCGTCATTTAAATAAGGAGACGCTTCCAGTAAAGCACCATACAACAATATGTCTGGGGCGTTCTCAGTAAACCAATTCTGCCCGTCTGCTTCATCTATTATACTGCCAATGTCTGCCCAGTAGTATAGCTCGTAATCAGTACTACTGTCAGGAGCAGGGTGTACTATAATTTCATTTGCTCTTCTTGAATATGTTGATGGTATCCCAGTGCCTGTTGTCTTTGACTGGTCTCTATATGAGACTCTTTTAAGACCTTTGTCTGGTGTGCCTTTTGCTGTGACGGACTTCATCTCCACATAATTAGAAGGAAGAGCCACCGCTTGATTTGATGAAGCTACTGTTACTACAGCCTCCATAGGGGGAATGCGTAATTCCCTGTAGATGCGTAACTCTGCCAGTCTAATGAAGTCTGGAATTTGTGTTGTTAGGTCACTGCGGTCAAGCCAGTCTGCGACTGCTGCTTTGATGTCTGAGAATGTACTTAATGCCATTATAGTTTGCCCTTAGTTGTTCTAAAAGGTGAGTTCTCTGGGTTGTTTAACCATTCACGCATCCGTTCTTGGTTTCCCCATACACCCTCACGCATCATACGCTCTACTAAAATAAGGGGTATTCTTGCAACTCTGTGCTTGAATTCTGAATCCCCTTTGTAGGCGGTGTTACGGTTGTTGAATTTGAGTTTGTCGTTTCCGACTATAAGACTTTTAATTGCATCAGTGTCTTGTTCAGAGACTATTGTTAAGGAGTCATCTGCGTTCTGAATAATATTTGTTTTTACTATTTCCATATGTAAGTAAACCCCCACCGAAGCAGGGGTCTATTTAGCTACTTAAGCAGTAGTAATCTTAGCGTTAGCCGCTTCGTTACCACAGCGTAAGCCATACTCAACCACAAGCATCTTCTTATCAGAGTCACCGTCTTTCGCGATGTCTACTGTTTGGAAGTCACGTAAGTAGTCTACTGACCACATATCATGGTCTAGCATAAGAGCTGTATTAGCTGGCAAGTATCTATCCAACACTACATTGAAAGTACCAAAGTCTGATACATAGACATCAACCGAGTTGTAGACTGACTTATTGTCATCCACTACTGATTGCGTCTGTGAAGCACGACCGCTCATTCCAGTAATAAGCTTCTTAGCAGCAGCACCGACCAACAAAGTTGATGGGTCGCCACCTTGAGTCCAAGCAGCTTCAGCAGCATCAGTGATGTCAGCATCATTAAATACTCCAGCATTATCTGCTACAGCTACTGTATTAGTAGTAATGAAAGCAGAAGCACCTCTAGTAGTACGAGCTGCTGAGGCAGTACCAGCAGAAGATGCAGTAGCACTTAACAGCGCAAGCTCCATATCTCTTTTCAGTTCTTTAGATGCCTTAGCTAGTTGGTACGCCATCTCTGACTTCTTACCTGCTTTGTCTACTGCTTCGCCAGAACCAGTAACGTCCACTGTTTTAGTAGAGATTTGAGTTTGGTTGGTAACACGTACTGTGTCATCCATGTCAGCAGCTCCTGCTGCTGCACCCTCAACCCTAGCGTTTGCTGCTGCAGCCGCTAACGAATCAGTCTGCCACTCAAACAGTGTATTGGAGACAGAACCTTTCTTCGTAATTGAAGACAGGAACGGAGTCTCTGTTGGAGAGATGTCGTAGATTACATTTGATAAATCTTCTCTTTGGCTATTAACCGTGTTGTATGTATTTTGCGTAGTTGCCATTGTTATTTCCTTATATTATAACATATCGTAAAAGATGGAAGCGGCATCATCTTGCTTACCTGACTTCCTTAACCTTGCACGCTTCTTTTTAACGGCTTCTGAATTAACATCTTCTTGAGATTTACCTCTTCCGGACTTCTGGACTTTAGGAACTTTCTTGACTGCCTTCTTCTTAGGAGCAACTTTCTTAGTAAGCCTGTCAAACTCCATAGCTTTCTTAAGTATAAGAACACTACGGTGGTCTACTAGTTGTTCAATCTCCTGTTGTTGAAAACCAACAGATGTTGCATATTTACGTATGTCATCTTTGATTGTGGAGTCTTTATCTTTCCATTCAGGAATTGCATCAGTCAGTCTTGTATACTCTTTTTGAACAAACTCAGCTCGCGCTTTATGGGCTTGCTCTTGTTGTTCCTGTTGAATATAGTGCTGTTGTTCTGATACGTTCTTTACTTTTTCCTGTGCGTCTCTGAACTCGTCCTTCTTAAGCATATATTGATAAGGGTCTTCTTCTTTTAAAGAATTCCAATCAACGCTCTCAAACTCAGATAGTTTATCATTTTGTTGCTCTTGCAACAGTTGTAAACCGTTTGCGTACATTTGCCTTTCTTGCTCTAGCTGCTGGCGCTCGGACTGGATGTTCTCCGTCTCCTTACGTTGCTCTGCTAGTGCTTGGGACTTACGAGTATAGTCAGCCTGTCTCTGGTATCCGTTTCTTAGCTCTTCGATTGAAACTTCCAACTCCTCGCCATCCACCTTAATGGTGTACTTGAGGTCATCTTCGTTTACTATCTCAAACTCTTCATCAGATTCCTGTTCCTCTTCAGATGTTTCTTCTTCAGATTCTTCGACCTCTTCTTCAGCTTGTCCTTCCGGGGCTTCTTCTTCAGTCTCTTCGGCTTCCTGTGTTTCCTCCACTACTTCCTCGTCACTCTCAGTAGTTTCGGCTACCTCGTCTGTAGGTTGCTCTTCCGAGTTCCACATATTAAGGATTTCATTTGCTGCTTCTTCAGCAGAACCTTCTTTTGTTCTTGCGAACGTGTCATTAACTTCTTGGGTGTTCTCTGCAGAATCCATTAGTTACTCCTCTCACTTAGTTTAATTTAGTTTTGCTTCAGCCCTTCTCGCTGTGTTCAGCAAACTTTCCTGTTGTTAGAACTGACTCAACATATTGTTCAATTAGTTCTACAGCTTTGATGGCCATGTAATAACCATCTCTTTCATTGGCTTCTTCATACTCTGTATTCAGTAACCTATTAACCAATTCTTTACGCACATTTATAAAAGCTTCTGTGTAAAGCGGGTTGTTTAATAAATCTTTAGCCTGTTGTCCTCTCTTTAGGTCTTCCCTCTTGCTCCCCATACCTCTCCTTAACCGTTACCGATTTTAACCGGCCTCTCTTGTTCTCTTTCTAAAATTAATTCTTGTTGCTTAAGCGCCAAGTCAGCCTTCTTAATCTCAAGCTCTTGTGCTTTAATCTGCATCTCTACCCTAGACTCTTCAGCCTTAAGGCTTAGTTCTTGTTGCTTAAGCTGCGACTCTAGCTGCATCTCTTGTTGTCTCAAAGCAGCCTCTTGCTGCATCTTTTGCAACTTAAGTTTAAGCTCTTCTGCTTTAAGCTGCATCTCTGCTTGTTTAGCTTGGTCTTCTGGACTAGGCCCTTGTTGTTGTGGCATAGGAGCATCACCCGGGTCTGTAATAAAGTCATCTACATTCTTCATTCCCATTGCTCTTACTTGCTCAGCTACTAAGTTATAAATATTCTTAGGTTTGATAAGCATACCACTTACTGGGTGTTGTGCAACCATTTGCATTGTCTGCGCTAACCTTCCTAGGTGCATAAGGTTCATGTCCTTATTACCAAAACCAAGGCCTACTTGTGCAGTACAGTCAGCTTTCTCTCTCCAATCTGCAGGGTACAGTGTAACCCACTTATTGTTTAGACGTACAATCTTCTCAGGCTTCTCATATTTCTGTACTAGCTGGTAAACAGACTTAGCCAAGTCTTTCACACCTGTCTCAGCAAACACACGAGCAATGAGTTCAATCTTTTGCTGGGCAGCAGACATAACTTGTCCAACACCTGTTGCTGTTTGATGTGACTTAAGGCCGCCTTCACTCAGTCCCATGCTATTCTTACTAACGCCTGTTCGTTCCTCACGGATACTGTCCAAGTAACCTAGCATGTTGAACGAATTAGCATCTAACTGTGGAGTATTTAAAGGACTAACAGCGCCTTGTGAGCGCACTCTTACAATACCACCCGGCCTAGCTGTCATCAGGTCATCTAAGTTTGCTTGTCCCTCTACTACTTCATAACGCCCGTTGTTTGTTAGGTACATATTATCTAACAAGTTACGCATTAAAGTAGTCTTAATTAGTTGAAGGTCAGAGATGATGTCATAGACACTCAGACCATAGAACTTATGAGGCATTGGGATAGGTGTAAGGGAGGAGAAGGGAACACTATCCACGGCCTCATTATCCAACAGTTCATTTCCAACCTTCGTTATTTTTCTTAACTCGTCAATACCATCATTATCAAAGTCTACACGCACATAGCATTCTGTAACCCAAACACCATCATCAACATCTTCAGGTGTTGTGTTCTGCTCGTGACTGAAACGCGCTAGTCTTTCTGACGTGAAATCAGCCTCGTGTGCACCAAAGGCACGTTCAATCTTGGCTTTAGAATGGCCTTGTTGTAGTAGCTCAGACTTAGTACGCTTGACCCTGTGCGCAACAAACCTAGCATCTTCAATTGTTTTTGCATATTTATTAATTAAGAATTCTTCAGGAGGCACGTTCTCAATTCTTACTTGACCGTCCTCGTATGTTCTGTTTACAACCACATCATGTAATACTTGTTGTGGTACTAGTGATAATACATCTCCCTCTTCACCACTATTTACTGTATGTTCTTTTACTTCTACATTGTCATCAGCTAGAAGAGCAAAGAACTCTTCCTCAGTAAGGTTTTTGTATTCCTCTCTAAGTACTTCAGTAGTATCATCCCAGTACTGCTTTACAATACCATTCTTCTGTAGTAGTGCATCCTTGAACCAGTTATATATAATACTGAATCCCGGGTTCTGGCGCATCATTACATAATTTGTGTAATCTGTAGCTTGTTCTGCGGATTCCATGTCCTCTGGGCCTTGTGGCTCAAACTTCACTACCTTATCACCACCTGTGAATATCTTCATCAGGCTTGGCATAATCCATTCTATTACATCAGCTACATCTCTAGTGACAATCTTAGAGCGACCTTCTTGTTCGTTACCATATTCTTTACCATAGTACCTGTCAAGAGCGTCGGCTCTTTGTTGTGAGAGCTTGCCTTCACTGTGTCCTAGAGCAGAGGTAATTTCCCCTTCTAGGTGTGCAGCCAGTTCTCTCTTTGTCATCTTTGCCATAAATTATTTACCTTTATTAATAGGGTATTTGGTTGTGTCCTTGGCTTGGGGCTGATTCTGGACCAATTTCATTATGTCCTTAATATCCTTAATATCCTTAGCCATCTCTTCAATCTTTCTAGTCAACCAATGTGGGTTAATACTCATATCCTCTCCTTATACTATCCAATCTAAATTCTGCTTTGGGAGTTCCCGACCCCATACACTGTCTGCGCCTGTGAATACTACATCTGTTACACACAAGTAACGGAAGGCATCTGAGGCATGAGAAGTCCAGTCGTGTACTGGCTTCTGCGACCAAATCTTTTTCTTGTCATTGTAACTACTACGGTATTGGAGTAAAGCTTCTAGACCTTTTGTTGTCTTTTCTTCATCAAACCAACACTTGTTTAACGTAGTTCTAGTAGTCTCAATACCATCCATAACACGTAGTTTAGGTGCTACTTGAAAGTCTATACCTAAACTAAAAGCAAGGTCCTTGCGTGACTTACCGGTAGAAAACTCCCTAACGACAATATCGTGTGGTGCAATATGAGCACCGTAGCGATAACCTTTTGCGTTGAGGACATCGATATAATGTGGTAAACCTTCTCCTGAACTTTCATAATAATCTATTATGTTAATTGCTTTGCCGTCAAACTGTGCAAACCAAATAGCAGTAGCGTCTGCTACTCCCAAGTCCCACGATGTAACAACCTGTTTACTAGGGTCATAAGGTACTTTACCAACCCTTTCGCCCTCGTAAGCAGCCTCAATCTCTTTAGCATAATAAGCCCCTCTAAGAGCAGCAGACCAAGAACACTCATACTCTTGTTCGTACTCAGTTTCTGCCATATCCTGTTGCGCAAGTTCAAGCTCTTCATCGTCTA